AAGAAAAGAAGTTAATTGCCACTGAAACTGTGGAGCAGGATATAGAATAGTGGATTACGAAGAGCAATACGAACAGTTACAGGTACTCAAGAAGTTCAGGAGTAGTATCAGCTTGTTTGGGAAGTTGTGTTTCCCTTCAGCTCTTAAAAGGACTACGCCTTTGTTCCATAATGAGATATATAAGAACCTTAGAGATGAAAAAGTATCTAGGGTACTTATAGCAGCTCCTCGTGGGACTGCTAAGTCGACTGTATGCTCTCTTATATTCCCTCTTTGGAAGTTAGCATTTAAGGGTAGCGAAGACCTGTTTATTGTTGTTATATCAGAATCTCAGGCTCAGTCAATAAACTTCTTAAGTAGGATAAAGTATCATTTAGACCAGTCAGATGCTTTTAGAGAAACATTTGGAGACCTAGGAAGTAGAACAGCTCCAAGATGGACGAATAATGATATTATACTTGCAAATGGGACTAGAATAGTCGCAGTTGGTACTGGTCAGAGGGTTCGTGGTTTTATTGAAGGCGATACTCGTCCTAATCTTATTATAATTGATGATTTTGAGTCAGAACTTAATGCTATGACTCCTGAAGCTCGTGTGAAGAATAGAAAGTGGATTACTGAAGCTGTTGTGCCTTCTTTAAGTGATGATGGTAGGATTATAATGATAGGCACGGTTATATCGGAAGATTGTTTCTTGAATTGGGGTAAAGAGAGTGCTGCATGGAAAACACTTTGGTATACGATATGGGATGACGATGAGAAGAGCATCTGGCCTGCAAGATTCCCAGTTGACAGGATATTAAGCATTAAAGAAGAGTATGAGAGTGTTGGAAACCTGAATGGGTTTTATCAGGAGTACATGAATATTGCCCAGAGTCCTGATAGTGCTCCTTTTAAACCAGAATATATAAAGTTACACCATTATGACTTTGAGAGGATTGATGGTCAGAACTGCTTGGTAAAGGAAAAGGGAGATGAAAAAGAGATTGTACCTGTTGAAATCTATGCGGGGGTGGACCCTGCTAGTTCTCTATCTATTAGGGCTGACTACTTTGTGGTTGCTTTGCTTGCCATTGATTTTCATAATAATAAATATATCGTGGATATTTACAGAAATAGACTCGATCCTGCATTACAGCCTGATAAGATTATCGAACTTTATGAAAAGTATAAGCCTAAAAAGATGAAGATAGAAACTGTAGCATACCAGGAAGCTTTGAGGGCTTCTGTTAAGAAGATAATGTTAGAGAAGAATATTTATATTCCCGGCCTAGAGAAAGGTGTTAAACCCCGAACGCGTAAGAGCGAAAGATTGCTTTCTTTGGTACCAATGCTAGCAAAAGGAGAATTCTATTTCAGGGCAAAAGATATAACTGCACAGCAGGAATTTCTTTCTTATCCCAAGGGTAGGCATGATGATGTGCTCGATGCTATTTGGACAGCTCTAGACCATTCAGTTCCCTGTAAGGTAAGGAAGGGCAGTGACAAAAAAGATTCCAAGAAGAAAAACAAGTTTATTGATTGGATGACAGCATAATGGCTAAAATGAAAAAGAATGTAGACGAGATTATAGATATCTGGAAGACTTATTCTAAGAATAGAGATACTTGGGCAACGCATGCGCAGGAAGACCGTGAGTTTAGATATGGGAAACAGTGGACTGCTGAACAGCGTAAAACCTTAGAAGCCCGTGGTCAGGCTCCTATAGTCGTTAATAGAATTCATCCAGCTGTTGAAGCTGCAAAGGCAATGTTAACAACTAATAAGCCTTCTTTTAGGGTCTCGCCTAGAGAGGATAGCGACAATAAAACTGCTCAGGCAATAAATGGCATGCTGGAGTATATATGGCATATATCTGACGGAGACCAGGTCCTTAGAAATGCAATAGATGATTATTATGTTACTGGTATGGGGTGCGTACTTGTCTATCAAGACCCAACCAAGGATAACGGAAAGGGTGATGTCTGCTTGAAGGACATAGACCCGCTTAATGTTTATATAGACCCGAATAGCAGAGATAGAGCATGCGAAGATGCAGAGAATATTATAATATCAAGGCTATTTACAAAAGACCAGGCTAAGAAGATGTACCCGATGTATAAGAAAGCTATATCAAATGCATCAACTGATAATTTTACTACAGATATGCCTCAAACTACGAGAGAAGATGATGGTGAGGCTATCTTTCCAGAGGATTCAGAGACGCAAACAAGGACTACCTTTGGTAAGGATGATGAGTATATAAGAGGATATGAGAGATATACTAAGGTCCATATGGAGATGCATCGTATTCACGAAACGTGGAATGGCAGAGAAGAAATGATTGATGAGAATGCATATGCGGTATATGTTAAGAAGCCTGCGTGGATTGTAAATGGACAGGTTGTTACAAATCCTCAGCTTGCAAATCAGGTTATGGAGCAGTTAAATCAACAGTATAGTCAGATAGCTACTCAAGCTAAAATGACAGGACAGCCAATTCCTGAGCCTCCGCAGGTAGAGGAGACAACCCATCAAGACTTGATTCAGAAGGGCGTAATTAACGATGTTGTCGTTACAGTCAAGAGAGTAAAGATGTGTGTTGTTATGGGAGATAAATATCTCTATGAAAGAATCCTCCCCACTCAGCATTATCCTGTAATCTTTTATATGAATATGCATACAAGGACTCCATATCCAGTAAGCGATGTAAGGATGGTAAAGGGATTACAGGAGTATATAAACAAAACCCGTTCTTTAATAATTGCACATGCTACTACATCTACTAATCTTAAAGTGCTCGTTCCTTCTGGTTCTGTTGATATGAAAGACTTTGAAGAGAAATGGGCTCAGCCAGGAGTTGGAATAGAAGTTGATTTTGATATGGGGCAACCTATCGTAGCCCAACCCGCTCCTCTCCCTAATGAACTCTATACTAATGAAAAGAATGCAGCATCAGACATTGACCATGCACTGGGACTTTATGAGATGATGATGGGTAATTCTCAGGTAGCTCCGCATACATATAAAGCTACTATCAGTCTTGATGAATTTGGACAGAGGAAGATGAAGAGTAAGCTTGCTGATATAGAATTTGGGCTCAGAAAGATGGGTGTTGTTGTGATAGACCTTATGCAGCAGCTTTATAAAGAAGATAAAGTAGTAAGGATACTAAAGCCGAATAATACAGTTAGTGAATATATGATTAACAAGAGAATGATTGATGATAAAGGTCAGGCAAGAATTTTAAACGATATCAGTATTGGCAGTTATGATGTGGTTGTTGTTACAGGTTCAACATTACCAACTAATCGTTATGCTCAGCTTGAGATGTATATGGAATCTTATAAACAGGGCATAATTGATAGACAGGAAGTATTAAAGAAAACAGAAGTATATGATATGGAGGGAGTCATGCAGAGAACAGATGAGATTGGCAAACTCCAACAGCAAGTTAAAGGCCAGGAAGAGCAGATTAAGAAGCTGCAGGGAGACTTACAGACACGTGAACGTGAGGCATATCACGCGAAACAAAGGGCTGAACTTGAAAAGTTTAAGGCAGGTTTGGATGGAACCTCTACCAAAGCGAGAGCTGCAGGAACCGTCTTTGAGAAACGCCTTGATGATGCGTTAGGACAAATTAAAAAGGAAGTACGAGATGCTTCCAAACCAACTAAAGGTTCAACCTCTCCTAAGTCCTAGGGAGAGCAGCCTGAAAGGAAAAACAAGAAAATGGAAGACAACACGAATCAAGTAGACACCCAACAGGAGAGTACATCTCAACCCCGCGATGAGCAGGGCAGATTCACTCCGCAGGTAGACCCTATTGTTGATGAAGTAATATTCGGAAGTAAAGACCCCGATGAGTTGTTAAAACCGACTATGGATGAGGCAGTGGATACCAGACAGGGTACACCCACTGAAATGGAAGCAGACCCTTCTGCGCAGTCTTCGACTACACCCGATAACGAACAGGTACGATACCAGTATTGGCAGTCTGAAGCGGATAAGCGTAATAATGAACTCGGCGAAATGAAGCAGACTAATGAGATGCTTCAGAAGCAGGTTAATACGCTTATTGAAAGAACTGAAGCACCCCGCCAAGGGCAACCTTCAGAGGCAGAAGAGCAGTTTGAATTTCCAGATCCTCCAGCCAGACCACAGAAACCACATGGATTCAGTAGAGCAGAGGCCTATGAAGACTCAAGTTCAGAATCAGCCAGGTATCTTGATGCTAATGAATCATGGAGAGATGATATGGATGAATATAATCGCCTTCGAGGAGAATATGACAGGGAGCTATTGGCAGCCGAACGTCAGAATTTTATCGACGAGCAGAATAATCAAAGGGCAGCTTATCAGCAAAGAGCTCAGGAACAACAGCAAGCAGATTCTATTCGCGAGCAGTTGAAGACTAAGTTTAATGCTAATGATGCTACTGTTGATGATTTCATGAAGATTATGTCCAGCCCCGAATCTCTGACTGTGGAGAACTTATGGAAAGTTTACTCTCTCAATAAAGCGGGAGGGGAAACTGTTGCTCCAGGGACTCAGAATACTCAGCCTAGTGCTGGTTTTCAGCAGACCCAAAGAGCACAGCAGATTCCTCAACCGATGGGAGTAGTAACAGGTCTAAATCAGGATGCTAGTAAACAAGCTCCTGAAGACCGTATGATGGATTCTATGTTAGCTAATTATAAGGGCAAGAATCCATTTTAATAACCCGTTATGGGTCGCTCGCCTAGGACGCTCAAAAAGCTAATGGGTAGGGTGTAAAATAGGAAATACTGAAAATGGCTAATGTATATAGTCCAAATCAATACAATACAGCCACTGGTGTATCCTTAGACGACACACGTAGGGTCTTTAATTTTGGCGATAGAGTTGCAGAGCTTGCTCCGCAGCAATCTCCATTCTTTGTTTATCTTAGTAAGGTAGCTAAGAAACCAACCAATGACCCTGTGTTTAAGTTTTTGGAACAAAGGCATCAATGGCAAAGGCGGAACTTTAAAGTTTCCACAGCAGTAACGTGGACTTTTGAAGCCGGTCCTACTATCGCAGATGCAGATAGCGACAATTTAGTTCTATCTTGTGATTACGATAAGTATGGAAAAATAAGTGGAAGTGCAAGTGATGTAACAAACAATGCTTGTCATTTTCTAGTTCCCGGAGCAGTATTTGCAATGGAAGATAGTCTTGGTAGTATCTATCGGTTTAGAATTGATGATGGCGCTACAATTACTCATTCCGGAACTGATGGTAGTAGTGGTATAACCACAATTACTGTTTCAGGTGGTGGCAATGAAATTGTTCCGCTTGACACTGCTACTTCTGGAACTTTAACTTTCTCAGCTCTAGCTAAAGGTCAGGTTATAGGTTCTTCATGGGAAGAAGGCTCAGACTCACCTGCTGGTTGGGAAGATAAGATGTATGACAGGGAAGGGTATTGTCAGATATTTAAAACTGGCATGAATGTCTTTTCTGGTACATCTATGGCAACTGAGTATCGTGGGATTAAGAACGAGTACCAGAGAATATGGCAGGATAAGCTCATGGAACATAAGATGGATATTGAGCAGGCTATGTTGTTTGGTTATGGTTCTGCGTCTAATGAGACATCCACAACTGCAATCCCTGTAAGACAAAGTTGGGGTATGGTTCCTTATACAACAGCTAATGGTAAAGTGTATAACATGAGCTATGCTTCGTCTGGATATGATGCTTTCTTAGATGCAATGGAGGATTTCTTTGCACCTGAGAGTGGTAATTCAGGGAATAAGCTTGTCTTAGCTTCCAGAAAGGTTATTACTTATCTGAATAAGCTTGGTAATGGTTCTTTCTTGAATAACTCAGTTGGTGCTGACCAATATCGTTTAGATGTTGCCAGTATTCCTGGACAGTTTGGGCATACAGTAACTAAGGTGAATACCATTTTTGGTAATTTGCATTTTGTTGCTGAGCCTTTACTAAGGGGATTACATGAAGATTACTGTATAGCAGTCGATATGGGCAATGTAGCCTATCGACCGCTTGCTGGTAATGGAATAAGTCGCGATACTTTCATTGAAACCAATGTACAGTCACCGGGCGTTGATGGACGGACAGACCAAATCATAACTGAAGCTGGTCTTGAAATTAGTTTACCAGAAACCCATGCTGTACTTAAGTTTAGTTAAGGAGGTATGAAATGGCTTTAACAAAAGGTAATTGGTCAGTTGAAAGCTCTTATAATGGTGTTACTACATGGACATGTACTGTATCAGTAGGTGCTACTGAAACAGATGCACATACATTAAGAACACCTGTAGCTTTAGACCCTACAAAACCATGGACACTCCTTGTTAACACTGCTGGCACTGATTTAGATGGTCAAGCTGTCCCTGTTGATTTGTGGATTGGGACTGCTGAAGATGCAGTTTTATCGGGAGCAGGTGCTGTTGCGGGTACAAATGCTTATAATTTTAAACAAATTATAGCAGACGTTGACCCTGACGCAGGAGTGGCTCCTACAGCACTTTTATGTGACCCAACAATGAGTGTAGCAGATGTTGCTAATATTCATGTAAGAGTCCCTGTAGCTCCATGCTATCTATTTAATTTAGATGGCGGTAGTGCATTGATTAATGCTGATTGTATTTGGAAAATAGTTCAAGTGGGTGGTAATAGAAGCTTAGATTCTAAATATGATGAGATTGGCGGAGATGGAACTACTGGCGTAGGACCTGACCCATCATAAATCTTAAATTGGCGAGGTAATAGCGTCATATACGGATTAGGTTATGGGGGGCTCGATACCCCCCATAGCTACTATGGATAAAAAAAAGACTATTGTTTATACGAATAGTATAGGGAATCCTTGGCATGGTAAGGCTAAGCCCGATACTAGACGTAAG